AGCCCACTTGGAATATTAATGGAGCCGCTGTTGTTATATCCGTACGTTCCATTTAGTGTAGACGCATCGTTAAAATTTGAAGGTGCGGCCCCTCTATAGACCATGCCATTATTCGCCAGGTCGTACGCGGTCTTGACGGAATTCGCGGTTGCAGCCAACGTCTGAGACGTGCTGTTCACGCCGTTGTAAAGCTGCACGATACCCTTCTGCGTAGTCGACGCATCAGGCACTTGAATATTATCAATCTGATTTTGTAAATCATCAATTTCTGACTGCAACGCAACACCCGAATCTATTTTTCTATAAGCTTCATTCAAAACTTCCCGGCTTACGTTTTCGTTACCTAACGGCAATAATAACCCTAATCTAGGAGTAGTTTCGGGCATTACTTCCACACCTCCAATTGATCCCAAGTCATTCCTTCATCCTCCAATTGATCCCACGTTAGTAGTTTTGATTCCAACGTGTCCCATGTTAGATATGAATACTCATATTCTACCGATAAATGTGCTGGCTTTATTACTTCAATTGCCTCCATCAAATCTTTAATATTGGGAGGTATGCCCATGGTATCAACAAAAGTGATTTTCATTCGATACTCAGATGGGTATACTTCCACTTCCACGGTTCCGCCATCATATGATTCTGCGACATTTTTGATCATGCTAGCTGAAACCTTACCGCTACCTCGCATCTTCGATATGACTACACTTCTGCGTTGCTCAATCGGCTTCGAAAGCAACGTGGCTATCTTCAAGTCCTTTTCCCACCGAGCAAGGCCCCAGGTAGCAGTTTCAGGATGGAACTGTTGATATGTGTCATTTACCGCTGTTACAAGAGAGTTAGTTTCTACATCTTCAGTGTTTGTAATATGAACGAACTCTGCCACTTCAAGATAGTAGCTCGGCAGATAAGAAATTGTGGGTTTACTCATACGATGTCACCGTCACAGCACCCAATACCGCTACTGCATCTGCTGGTACTTGGATATTGCCTATGCCGTCATTAAGGGTTAAATCTTGATAGTCGATAACCGGCGGAATATCTAAGATGAAGTTCGCAATCCGCGTGATCCGAACCAAGGTATCGGTCTCGCTAAATGCCAAGTCTTCCAAGTAAGCGGTGATACTTGCCTCAAGTTGATCACGCACATCGTCGACCGTTGCGTCTCTCGCTAACTGCACACTCACACTGACGTTAATCAGCACTTCATTAGCACCCACAACCGTGACGATTGGACCGATTGGAGCAGCCCCTTCTCCGTGGCCATCTTGGGTTGGGTCAATATACTGTTGTGCGGCCTCCACAACGGCCTCGGAAGGCTTTCGTTTATCTGTGCCTAAGATAACCACTTTGACAGTTCCTGGGCCATCCCAAACGGGGAATACCTTCGCATCACCGACACCAGACACTTCCCTCGCCCACACTCGGTATTGATTCTTGTTCGCGCTGGTTACAGGCTCCGTCACTTTGTCCTGGTAGCGATCATACAGGACTGCATCGGATTCCGTATCTTCGCCACTTACTAAAAGTTCGTTTAGTTCCGCACGAGCCAACCCCTGTACAAAATCAATAGGGATCATAGTCCCCATGTTTTGATTTCCTATTGCCCCTTTGGTTTCACACTCTACTACAAACTGCCCAAGCGATAGCCTGGACCGCACAACATAGTTCAGATCATCAATGCTATATCTACTGGCAATTGGCACATCCATTAATGCATTTTGAGCGTTGTAAAACACGCCTCTGAACTGAGCTGCTACGGATTCTTTCCGAACGATCCCTGACCACGCAACGCCACGGTCAAGGTATTCGTCAGTCGAAGTGTCCGGGAATACTAGATTCAAGTTTAAATCCAGTTCCACATACATCTGCGCCAACTCTGCTGCAGCCGGTGCCAGCGCATCATAAATCACGCTACCTTCACGCTTGTCCATGTCATCTGGTATTCTCGCTAGCATGCGTGCCAATATCACATCAAATGTTTGACCCTCATACACCTACCCTCACCCCCAAACTTTCTCGTATTTCACCCATCGTCGTGATGACCGTAAACTCCGCGAGGACATCCGCACCGCTGAAAGTAAATTTAAAGTCTCGCACATCTAGAATGCGATCATCTGCAAGCAAGGCCTCTCGAACCAATCGTTTAGTCTCCGTCTGCACAAATAACCGACTCTGCCCATTGAGTCGGTCTATCTCAGCTCCATAATCGGTGCTGTATATGAGGTTTTCGTACCTGAGCGTTATGAGGATCTTAAACACTGCTTGTTCCATCGCCGCTAGCCCATCTGTGAAACCTCTTGCTCTACCAGCATCAAAGTTAATAGCGTAAGTCTTCGTCGGCTGCTCCACCTCTGTGATTTCGGCATCCGTTATTTGGCCTCCGAATGGTATCATCACGGCACCTCACCCCATATCACGAACTGTTGACCGCCTTGGACACGTAATAAGAGGTACTTTTTGCCGACTTCCCATGTTGTACTTTCCCATTGTTTTGTGATTATCAAGAAGTCATCGTCAATCACCAGACGTTGATCTATTGTCATTTCCAGTTTAGGCGTTACCTTCGTGACCTCAGCAAACATAACGGCTACTGGGTTGCTCTGTTCTATCACGCCTAAAGCGGCTGCTTTGATTGTATTCAGCATTAATTCACCTTCAATTCCAGTGACATTTTATGATCATTTCCAGATATTTTATGGGTACACTGCTCCACCAGAAAGACCTGACTAGCCTTGATGTCATCAATGAAAATAGGTAAGTAACAACCAGCTCTAACCCGAAAATCACCAATTGCCTCCACGGTCAAATTGCGGCCTTCGCGGTTTTTCAAACTAAGCAACTGTTGAGCCTTGGCATTGGCCTGCGCTTCATTGATATTCTCGTCCAGATCCTCGTATAGCTGCAGCCTGCCCCACTTAGCTATGTTTCCAGAGTCTTGATACACATAAACATCGCGTTTACCAGTTTTCTTGTTCTTCCGCGATAACTTGATATAGTTGTACGTGTCATCATCAATACTCCGCTTATATCCGAAGCCAGTCATCAAACTCTCGTCACCTATAGATAGCGATAGGAGCATGTCAGCAGCCCGTGTAAGCGTCAGAGAACCGAAGTTGTCCCAAAACACATATATCTGTCCTGTATTGACTACGGTCAATGCAAGGGCCTTATAAACGATGTCTAGTAGCTTCTGGTTGTCCTCGATCATCGACGGGATAGTGTATCCAGTTGCAGCCAGTGATCCTACCTTGAGGCTAAAGTCATCAGCTATACGTTTGATGACATCGCCTGCTGACAAGTTTTTGAATACGTATGTGTCATTCGCCATCAAATATCGTATTTGGTCATAAGCAGTGATTTTCATCTCTGCTGAATCCGATATGTCTACTGAAAATACATAACCATAGAAAACATTGTGTTCTCCTTTGGTCACCCGAACAACGTCTCCTGGATTGACGGCGAAATTCTTGTTCTGGTATATACCATCCCGTATAAGTGTTATATCAAGGCTGCTAGGACCGTTTATGCGCTGTGTTTTCCAAGATACATCCGCTACCATTCCCGAATTCTCTACACCCTTCAGCGCCTCTCCAGACACCTGCCACACGTTGCCGTTTCGGTTGTCGATAAATATATCCATCTAATCACCCCGGCAATTTAATTACAGTGCCAACCTGTAGACTCTTTGCTTTTGCATCCGATATCCCGTTGAGTTTTTGAATTTCCTTGTAACGGGAACCATCACCTAGTTGCTTTTGTGCTATTGCCCATAGGCTATCACCTGCAGCAACTTTTACCGTTTTCGGAGTCGCCTTTTCGTTTGGTCGCTTTGTCGCTGACTTTTTGACAGTTGTGGTCGTCGCTGTCTGCTCCACCTTCGTCTGGATGGCAGCGTAAAACACATACCTCTTGAACGATATTGAGTATTCGATGTCGTTAGATCCCGCCATCGGCCTCCACTCAAAATCCTCTATGGTGACTGGCATGTTTATTGCAACTTCTTGTGGAGCTACAGCGGATGAAGGGTCGTAACTAATGCCTGAATAAATAAAACGGATGGGCCGCTTGGACTCCATCCATTTGTCGATATAGGCGAGGTATTCAGGTATAGTAAGCAACTCGTTTGTAACAAAAGGATACTGCTGAGAAGGGAAGAAGCTTTCGAAACTGATCTCTGTCAACTTACGAGCCTGTATGACATTTATTTCGCTTCCTCCCACAATATTGTATGTGCTGCCCTGCCCCGCTTCTTTGACGATCAACTCAGCAGGGTTAACAGGGATTCGAAAGGCTTCCTCCTGGTTGTTGTAACTCAAGAAGATGCCATATTCATCCATCAAGTGAATCCCTCCTCTTTCAAGATTTTTCCTTTCGCTATATGATTATACCTATCAACCACGAAAGGAGGCGTTTAAATTGAAGGATTTTCAAGATTTCAGGAATTCCGTGAATCCAGCATTTTACGAAGGGTTAAATGACTTAATCAAGAAGTCGGTTGGCGAATTGAAGTTCCCGCTCGATGAGGAAAATGCCAACAGACTTTTTTCCGTGATTTCTGGACTCTCAATTAGTATTACGCTTGATGTACTCAAAGGTTATCACGATTGGCTAAGTTCACAAACAGAACAGGAGAAGACTGATTAGCGATCTGCACCATCGCTTTTTTGTCCTCTTCCGTAATCATTCCGAGAGTCTGCTTTAGTTGTTCAGAAGCAGACTCTCTGCCCTCATATACGTTCCTTGCATGAGAAGAGAATTCGTTATCCAAACTATCGGATATTCTCTTCGCAATCGTATCCACATCAGCGCTTGATGAGATTGTAATGGTCGGGGCGATAGTAATAGCACGCCGTCCTAACTCTTCCCGCATTATCTCCCTCACACGTTCCTCGGTAACATATTCCATTGCTTCCACCTCTCCTTTACGTATATACTCCCTGAGCTGTAGACACGAATTCCGTCTCAAGTTGCTGGCCAATACGTCTTACGATCGTATCAATGTCAGCTCCTTGGTTGATATCCCCTGTAGTGACCTGAACGGTTGGCGTAAGAGATACAAAGTTTTGGATGGACTTCATTTCAGCTAGGTCTCGCATGGTTTTCAGATCCTCACTTGAAATGTCTACCTTGTCCTCAATCTTTCCGACTTTGCCAACTTCACCAATGTTTCCTATGTTTTTATTTGCCGGTACAGAATAAGGACTAACCAAACTGCCCGGCGAAAAGTTGCTGAGTGAATTTGATAGGTCTTGCCCTATGCCGATACCGCTTTGAACTGAATCGTTCCAGTTTTTTTGCTGCATTCTGGTTGTGTTGACTACATCCTTATCAGAGGTAGGTGCGACAAGTTGATCCATTAAACTCTTCATGCCATCGCTGACTACATGGACATTATCTGTATTGATTGAGCCTACAGTTTTAAATTCTGTACCGAATAGCTCATTCGACTTTTTGACGAACCAGTTAAACCCTTCCAAAGCCTTGTTTACAGCTCCGAGTATCATTTTTACGAATCCGCCTGCAAAGTCTTCTACCGACCTGAGCATATTCACAATGTAATCCCCGAATGTCACTGCTAAGTCATAAAATAACTTTTTGATTGCATATACCGGATCAATAAATAAGTTGATCAGGAATTCAGCATAACTGGCAAAGATGTTCCAAAGCAACGCTACTATATTCATCAACGCAGTGTACAAACCAAAGAAGAACCCTATGATGTAGGATACAACTTCGCCCGTTGAAACACCAAGATAATTGAGCAACGTTAACAATCCTATCAACACCGCTATAATCAACGCTATAGGCCACGCAGCTATAATCCAATCAATCATGAACCCGATAGCTACAGCCGATGCTACAGCCCCTAGAACGAGCAATGTGTTTTTGACTAAATTCCAGTTATTAACAAGAAACTCAACAACACTGGCTGTTACTTTTGCGAACATTTCCATCCCAACTCGAATGCTTCCGAAGACTTCGTCAAACTTACCGCTTTTCAAACCGTTGTTCAGCAAGTCAATCATAGGTTCAAATGCTTTGAGTGCTGCCGTCCCAGCTTCCGCTAATTTGTATCTAAACCTTGAAATTAGTTCCTGCCATTTCGCGACCGGCGAATCTAACATTCCCCAAAAAGCCTTCTCGGTCATGTTTTGCTGGTCAAGGAGTTCACTCATACCTTTTATGAAACCCGTGACATCTCCAGCCTGTCCAGACGCCCTGGCTTTACTATCTCGAACCAAGCCTCTGCTCATATTGAACCGCTCAACGATTGAAGTGTAATCACCTGACATCAATTCCTTCAACGAGAATGCAGCTCCCTCTAAGCCCTCAGCGGGGTTTAGTTTCGAAAGTCTCATAGCAAGCATATTTAATTCAGATAATTGTTTTGGGTCCATGGTGTTTGACATGAAGGACATAGCCCCCGTTAAAGCTTGTTGAACATCTTGACCGGCTGATAAAGCTTGTTTTGAAATAGTGTCATAAATGGCATTCCCCAAACCTTCTGAACCAGATCTAGCTATAAATGTTGTCAACAATTGCTGCTGATCCATCGCTCCGCCCAACACACTTTCGCCCAACCCCTTCAATGCACTTATCGAAAGGTACGCCGCAGCCATTGCTTTAAGGTTTTCCAACATCCCATTTGATGCTCTGCCGCCCTCACGCAACCTCCTATTTAACTGATCCTGCAAACGATTAATTTTCTCTTCTAGTTGTGCTATACGTTGTAAGGCATTTTGCAACTGGGCCGCATTCGCTCCGCTACTAGTTCGCAACTGTCTCACGACACGTATAAGTCTTAAGACAAGCATCTGTAAGTTGCTAAACATCGCTTGTAAAGACACAGGTAATTCCACACGGATGCTAGCCCTGATATTTCTCAACTGCTTTAAGATCTGCAGCCGAACAACACGCGCCTGAGCAATAGCATCGTTAGCGTTAAATGTTATATTCACAATAGAAGTTGTAAACATACCTTGTATACGATTTCGCATAGTGGTAATCTCACTCATAATCCTTGATGAGTCGATAACGATGTTAACTACAGATCCAGCCCCCATGCCACGTATGTGGTTTCGGATTATCGCAAGCGATTGTAACGCAGCAGTCGCATCCATATTTATTCGAATGTCTCCCCTCGCCGCTGTTTGCAATCGCTCCATGTGTTGCGTAGTTATCTGTAATGATCTGTTTACAGCGTTGAGACTGCTCGTGAAAGTATCATACATCTGTAGCGTAGTTTTTATTGTGGCCATTTTCACCCTCCTTTCTTAGCTCAAAGATATCTGCATGAAAAAAACGCCCTAGTGGGCGCTCCTATTTCTTTCTAGCTGGTTCAAAGATTGTTTCTTTGCCACCAACAACTATTATTTTGTCTCTTGATTGATACTCAGCAGATTCAATCAAATCTGGCGACGGACGTTCGCCGCTCTTTAGGTTATGTTCCTTACCATAAACAATCACATTGCCTAGTAAGCCACTATTCTCCGACCAAGCTTCTTTTGCGTATAACTCTTTTATTATCTCATCGACTGATTGGTTGGTAACTTCACCATCTGTTTGCTGCACATAATAATATCTCGAGTTATCAACTTTATACAAGATTTCAAAGGGAGTAGCGCTCTTGTATTCTTCTGCCAAAGGTGTGAAGTCATCTTTTACTGGAGATTCTTCGGCTTGCACTTTTGTGGCATCGACGGTTGTTTCTGTTGTTTGTGAACCCACTATCATTCCCACTATGAAGAAAAACAAAAATATAGCCATTGGAGCACACGCAATCACCAAGACCCATAAAAGTGCTCTGTTCTTTCTTTTCACTTTCGACATATGACCCTCCTGAGTAGGTATATATTACCACCATTGTACCAACCTACTCAGGAAGAGTAAATTACTTCTTCATCTTGTTGGCTTCTTGTTTCTCATTCTTCACGCGTTCTTCGATCATGGCGTAAATTACGCCGCGTTCAGCCACGCTCATTTTCATGAGATCCTGTGGCAATATCCTGAGTTTATGGAGGGCGTAGTATGCGAAGTTCGCATCCGCATCCCCCTCCTTCATCAGTTTTTTGTTTCTTCCATCACTTTGTTGATGTCTTGATTAAAACCGTTGATTTCCTGGACTTTCTCTACCAGTGTTGCAAACTCACCAACCAGCAGCATTTTATTGAGTAGATTGTCCGCACCAACCACGCCGTAGCTCTTTTGCAATTCAGCGTCCTTCAGATTAGGGTACACCACAGATTCAAGAGCCAGTTTTGTTGCATAGTCTTCTGCGTCGATGTCTGGTATTTTGATGCCACCCTTGCCGTTAATCATTTTGGTGGCGGATTTACGAATGATTTTGTTTTCGCCCTCAGACAATCCTTTAATTTTCCAAGGGATCAAATTACCGTCAGCATCCTTAAAGCGAGTTGACACGATTACATCTACAGTTACATCGGCTACAGCATTTTCAGCGAAAAAAGCACTAAATTGACTCATTTATACTCATTCTCCTTAGGTTATATTTATGATCCAAGTGTAGGTGCAACAAAACTATCTTGGATATCAACATCGTCAAACGTGAACTCTATATCTTCTTCAAGGACTGCAGAGTCAGTGTCCAGTTTAGCCATGATCACACTGTTGAGGTTAACTCCTTTAAGAGTTACAGTTTGTTGACCGACAGTTGAGGTTGGATCGTCGTTGACGATCATGACATCAAAGTAGGTGTCGATACCGTCCTTAATATACCTGAGCATCAATTGTCTGAACAAAGTGGTTGTATAGTAAATCGTCATACTGCCCGATCCAGTCCAGCCGTTGGCCTTATGCTGCGTACCACGCTTACCTAGGGTTTTTACATCTGTCTTTTCTTTCTCGACAGTCGCCTCCAGCGTCTTCACATAGAACATTTCTTCTACGTTGCCATCAATGGTAGCGTATGCCCGTCCCTCTTGGCCAGAAATGGTATCTCTTGCTTGCAACCATGCCATGTTAGATCACCCGAACTTTCATGTAAATTTTCTCAGCTGCATCTACTGGTTTGACAGTGGTTTCAACCACCACGGCATCTTTATCCACTCCAGCAGTGACCGTAAAATCAGTTTGAGAATTGAAATCTTCGATTGCATTGATGCTTTGCAACAACTCCATATAAGAAACCCCTTCTTTTTTGAAAAGGTTACGTCCGTCAGCGTTGTTATCCACTTTACCGATATACGATGCCTCATACACTTTCTTGAGGTCATTACCAATGCCGTCCAATACACGGATAACGCGGTTTTTGCTGCGCTCTTTGCCTTTGGTCGGTACGTAACTGCGGAATGTGTTAATGTCCTGTTCAACCACGGCCTTATCACCGATAAAGCTAAAGACAAACTCGCCGTTTTGGAGTGCTGCAATCGTTTCGCTGTTAGTCAGACGGCCATCAACATCAACCGAATCGTCATAAGCTGTATAGGTTAGGGATTGATTTACAGCCGCTGCCGCTGTTGCAGCCGCCACCCAAGATACAGCGTTAACCTTATCAATGACTGTGCCATCAGACAGGACCACGCCATTTTTAACGCTGATTACACCCTCGAAGTCAGCTGTAGGGTAGTCAGACATTACGACCTGCACATAACGGCCCTCTGACTCTCTCAGACGCTTAATAAACGTGGTGTATACGGACTTTAGGGTTTGGTCAGTGGACACCAAACCGATTGAATTGAAGTTTTGGGTTTCGACTGCCACAAGGAAGTCGTTGTGATCCGCGTTTGTGACCGTTCCATCTGCTCCGCCGGTTAGTGGAGCACCTGCAGTGGCAGCTAACTCTTTATCAGTTGCAACAGCCTTAAAGGTTACCCAATCATTTTCTACCAGCCCGTCAATGTCCTCTACTTGTTGCAAGTCTTCTTCCCGACCATCAACCATCGTTCGCACATTAAACAGCGTCGGAGTGTCAATGTCACTCTGGATGACGATCGTAATGTCATTCCCTCTCACACCACCGTATTTAGCTGTGGTGACCAAGTTTCCACTTGTAGATGTAGCCTTAGTCCCTTCATTGAGACGGTATAGCAGGAGCTTTGTGGCGCGTTTCATAGCCTCTTTGACCAGCAGTAAACTTGCATTCGTGATGTCGTATCCCAACACCTTAGACACATCATCTCCTGCATTAATCGTAACGATTTGCTTAGATGCCCCCCATGATAGTGGGATAGGCAAGGCGACTGTACCGCGATCCCCGAGAGTCCCTAACGGTTTCGGTTCCGATACAAAGTTGATGTATACACCTGGTCTGACTTTATTCTGAGTTACCCAAGTTCCTCCCGGCATTATTTAGCCTCCTTTGACTTGTAATCTGCCAGTAACTTTCGTGCCTCACTGATGGTATAGCCTCGATTTTCCTGTAGCAGGGCTGCAAGGAAATCTTTTTCTATGTTCGTGAATTGCTGTGATCCGAGGAATTGCTCCTTGGTAAAAGCAACTTCAACCGCCAGTGTTTTGGAGCGTGGTTCTTTTTGTGTATCAGCCACGTATCCTCGCCTCCTGTTTTAATGTCCTCATTTTTACTTCTTCATCTTTCGGTCTCATTAAGTGGACGTTGACATCCAAGAAGAAATGCAATACGTCATCAACTATCCGATGATTCAGACCAATTGCTCTGTACACATTACCGTCCCATTGGATGTATTCCATCTCTTCATACAACCGATTCGCCACCGTCTCGCATTCCCGGCGCTTCTCGGGATTGTCTGGATCAGGGAAATAGTGAATGTCGAAATTAGCCACTCTTCTGTAACGCCGTCCTAACTCTCTATCCTGCGCCCCATTGATGAGCAGCACAAAAAAGCAAGGCTCCTTAAATCCTTGCTCAATGCGTTCGTCATAGACTGGGACACCGGTTTGAAAGGTGCTCAGGTATTTTAGTATTCCGTTTTTTACGTCCTCCACGCCATCACCTCATATGATCGTCAAGGAATCTTTGCATCTTGCGCTCCATAATGGCAGGAAGCTCACGCTCCAATTCGCGTTCGGATATTGTCAGCATAAATCTACCTTCCACCCATCCAGTATGCAGCCTAGTGCGGTGTCCGAACTCCACATATGGCGCATACTCAATAGGGTTAAATAATTCAATGCTATATCCGCCACCCACGCGTTCTACGGGACCCAGTTGCCAGTTACGCCTAAGCGTTCCTGTATCAACAGGGGTGCGCGCTACTGTCTTTGCGAGTAGACTACTCGCAAGTTCTCGTATACAATCTTCCACAAAACGCGGATAGTCAGCCTGCATCCTTTGCATACTCTTGGCTAACTGCTCAAACTCCGAAAAATCAAAGTTGGCGAACCTACTCATGCTCTGTCCACCCGTCTCATTTTTATTTCTTGGTGAGCGGGATAGATAAATGGCTCTCCTGACTGTTCAAACTCGTAACTCATCCCGTCTTGTGTCACGAAGATGCGACTACCAGACGGGACAGCGACATCAGGTGCAATGAATAACTTTCCATCATACCCGATATCGTTATTTGTATCAGTCTGTAGAACACTTGGTAATGATGCTTGGGACAGGGCACATGGCTGGTTGTCGAATATAACCCCCCTGCTCGGCCTCTCGACGCCTGTTATTGGGTCTTTGTATGTTGTCTGCCCCTCTACCCTGCAAAGGCCCGTATAGGTCATTTCAAGCAACATTCGTTCCATGCTTGGATTTCCTAGTTGCATACCTACCACCTCAATCTGCGAAATGCATTAAGCTGCGAGGCATAGGACTTAATAAACACCGTTCCTTCCACACCCTGCTTAGAGTCCGCAAAAAACGTGAATTGCACATCGCCACGCTTAATACTCTGTACATTCTTCTGTCCTTCTCCCGCTTGAGCAGTGGCAACTAACTGATTGAGATAATAATCCTTTGCGATCAGCAACAATGTATTTTCTAGTAGCACAGGGATATCGGATATGTTGCAGTAGTTTTTTATACCGTCAATCGCAAAATTGAGCGAAAAGGTTAACTGCACATCCTTATCCGTTTCAGTGACTGGCAATCCGAGCAGTAGCTTTAAACGCTCTAGGATTGCTGTGAATCTTGTATGGTCCATCGTCACTCACCGGCCTTGTCAACATCCTCGCGCTTTCTGCCGCTGCTCACAACCTCCAAAACCTCGGCATCCACCAATTCATTACCATGCTCATCGTCCAGTTCAATAACCCCGGAATGCACAATAACCCCGGCTTGGATCACCGGGGTAAGTACATTGTATTTTTTAATCGCCATCGCATGGCCCTCCTATTAAACCGACAAGCGGTAGATTTGGGATGGTTTTTGCACAGCAACAAAAGCAGACTCGCCAACATATACTTCCTCACTTGGTGGAGGCCCCTCCTTGGTGATAGGAAGCACATAAATTCCTGGTTCGAAGTTTTTCTCAACAGTCGGGCCTTGTACTGTGATGATAGGTTTTTCGCCCAGTAGAGCCACTGTACGAGCCTCCAACAAACGTGTCGGTGATGCGCCATCTAAGGATACAACATCGTCCTGTACCCGGATTTCGATTGGTGCATCTGCGATTTGTGTGATGAGCGCTTGCACCTGTTCACGCGTTGGAATCATTGCACTGTTTACACCGAATAGTGCACCGCGAATTTGCGTGTTTAGGATAAGGTCTAGCATAACGTCTCCCGACAGGTCAATGTATCGTGGTGCCTCGCCAGCATTTGCATCTTTGTATGCTTTGATAGCCGCTCGCAGGTCATCCGAAGGTGTCGCTGTTGCTCGGTTGGACCAAAGGACCGTTGGCGTCACTTTTGCAGTCAGTCCAAAATCAACATTGATTACCACGTCGTTATTACTGTAGACGATAACTCCATTATACGTAGCCTGCGCTCTCAGCCACTCTTCTGTGTCATTTACCCCGACGATGAGTCTATCCGTTTGGTCGTACACTCTTTGGATCGCTCGGTCGCGTTCAGCTTGCACCCGTGGATTCATGAATTTGAGTTGTTCGCGCTCATCCAGTCGGAAACCATGCTGAATCTTAGCAACTTCCTGAGTGAGTGTCTTGAATCCCTCTTTGTCTCTCAGAGGAGCACCAGAGTTCCAACCTGTAATGGACGCACTAGGTGCGTACGTCTGAGTGAAAACGTCATAATCGAATGTCAGATCATATGTCGTATCCGTGTCGCTGATTGCCTTCAGTAAATACTTCCTAGGCAGGACCCTGTTTTCTACATAACCCAAAAATTCTGTTTGCTTAAATTGATCAAGTGACAAAATCCCCATTTATATAATCCCCTCTCTAATCCCTGTTTTAGTAGTAACGGTAACGTGCGCCTGCAGCAGTCTTGAATGCTGCTGTAACGCCTGTGAGTTTGCTTTCCACAACCAGCGCCTCGGCCCAAGCGCCCACAATGACGTTTTGGGTTGTTTCTGTCCCTGTCATAACATCATGACTGGTAAGGTACACCGTACCCGTGTCAGCATCTGCATATGGTTTAGCGAGGTCGGTTCCCTGGATACTAACGGCTGTGCCTGCTGGAATCAGTGTATTTACAGCAAACTTCGTCCCGTCTAGTGTCACTCCACCTACTTTCTCAATTGCGCCTTTGACTGTATATAGGATTTCTTTTTGTGATGCATACTCTTTTACTCGTGGATTCAGATTCATTGTTATACTCCCTTTCCGTTTCTTTGCTCGGCAATAGATTTGCCTGCATCATAACCCGTTTGTTGTCCTGGAGGGTTTCCACCGTTTGCTCCACCTACTGGCGCAGCCCCTCTTGGTTGAAACTGTGGCTTTGGCGTTTCCTCTGGAACAAACAAAAAACCCTTGTTATCACGCAGGGTCTTTAACTGATCGTCCAGCCCGCCTTTAACGGACCCATTGTCATCTAGTTCTATTTTTGTTTTGTCCAGCAGCCCTGCCACAATATCAGGATCATGCACCTGACCAGTCAAAGCCAGTTTCAGGGCCGTACTGAGGCTCATATCCTTTAGTTTGGCCTCATACTGCTCCTTCGCTGTCTTATTCTCGTTTTGTAGCGTTTCAATCTGCTGCTTTAGTTCCTCAGATACTCCAGCAGATTTTTTGAGTTCTTCCAGTTGACCACTTACGCCGTCTCTATCCTTCTCAGCTTGCTTCTTTGCTTCATTGACCTCGTCGAATCTAGCCTTGGGCACGAAACCTTTCAATTCTTCTGCAGACGCTTCAGCAGCCTTCGTAGCCTGTTCCTCACTCAAACCCAATGCAACAAATTGTTCCTTATTCATTATCTACCGCTCCTTCATCTTCGCTTTTTACCCGGTCGCGCCCGGTGATGTCTTGTGTTTTACGCCCACAATACCAAACGGCGATAATTGTTACTCGCCAGTGACTTGACGGATATAATCATCTATCCGATCATCAGCCGGTGCTTCAAAGTCCAACTCAATAGGCTTATCACCTAAACCTGTTTCCGTCTCTTGCTGCTTCGTAGTCTTCAGCATATTCCCACCCCAATTCTGCGACGATCGCCATAAGCACCAAATAATCAAAGCGCTCATTCTTGGCTGCTGGCGACAACTCACCAAAAGCAGGATCATCCTGTAGTTGTGCATCGACCTCAGCCGTCACTCGTCGCAGCACCTCGTCAAATTCGCTTTGACTGCGTTTGTTCGGTGCGGACAGTGTACTTGTGCCACCATCATGCCCCGCCGCTACCATTACCCCTATAGCTGCATACAACGCCATTGTACGAGCGTCTTTGACTGATAGTCTGTTACCCCTTGGATGGTTGTGCGTAAGCACCAGACTGCCAGCGGCGGCTTTTGAAAGGGTATCTTGCACATCGGAAGTGAATGTCACTTTGTCCTTACTGCCAGTAACCCATTTTACTCGGTCGCCCTTAAAATCAGCCAACACTAAATACTCCTTACCAGTCTGCGATCCCTCTCGCACCAACTCCCGGTTAATATCTGCTATTTTGTCAACAGCAGCCGGTGGCATGTTAGGAATATCCGCATGATAAGAAGCTTTAGGATTGTACTGCCTGTTTGGTATGTCCTCCAACTCAGACACAGCCGTTTTGACTGCATTATCGTTAGGTTGGATTGGTTGAACGGTGTCAGGCGCTCGGTCTACGGTAGGAACATTTTCCTTCGCCCATTCCTCATATGTCATATTTCCTGGTACTGTCTGGGCTTTACCGTCTTCATCACGAGCTATCCGCTCTTTTACATTGTCCTCATAGTGTGGAATCGTCGTTGATCTGCAATAAGCATGCAGCGGCGGATAGTTGACTCCTACCTCCATCTCGGACAGCGCGAACACTTTGCCGTCCATACCACGGCAGATTGATGATGTGCGTTTATCAAGTGTCGCCATAAATTTGTATTGCTCAACACCAAGCTCTCTATATGAGTCTATCCGAGATTGTCCGGCGAAATAGGCCGACTCTGTCAATATAAGACGTGCAGCAGCCGATCGAGAGACGCCCATACGATCAGAGATAGCATTAATCATTTTTTGTGGTGCATCACCACGGATAAACCCCTGAGTCAACACCGTTTGCAATTCGCGCACCAATTTGTCCCGATCTTGCCAGATACGAGCCGAAAAGTTAGATCCATCTGCAGCCCACGGCTTGGAAAGAACGGCCTCAATTTGGCGCTTATCCAATTTTGAGAACGTTGCCCCTAGACCTGTGCCTTTGGATACCTCGAATACGGAATGATAGTAACCATCCTTGTATATTTCGCCTAGAAGCGATCTGGCGCCCTTCTGACGCTTACCAGTCAGCACCTCTACATGTTGTCTCACTTGTAGCTTTATGGACTCTAGACGCGATATACGGACTCTTAATGAGGCGTTCTCAAGTTCCTTCATCCATCGTTGATCAACTGCATTTTCGCGCCCCGCCTTGATGTAATCATCTACCGTCCATTTGAACTCTTTTAGTTCTCCGGCGTTGAGTGTTTGGCGAGCTTCGGCGAGTCCCATCTCATTGTTCTTAGCGAACCTTTGATGGAATACATCAATATCCTTCTGGATAGATGCTCTAGCCTTGTCGTATTCAATTTCCATCCTGCGGATGTAGGTTTCTCCCTTATTCAGAAGAGATTCGTTAAGCGTCTCCATCCGTTCTGACCAGTATTGTTCGGACTTCATTCGCCCTCACCACCACTTAGCACGGTGAAGACAATAACTGCGGTATCGTTAGGCGGATCGGCTGATACGTTGAATGCCGAAACAAGTTCAGCTATGGCTCTGATCTCGTCAGGGTCTATAGGACGGACAGCCGCCGCTGCCGCCGCCTCTTGAATCAGTTTATTGATCGCCTGAATCGTCTTTTGCTCCAGCATCCGGTGCACCTCCCCCTATACCTCCGTATGACTGATCATTCGTCGGTTCACTTTCCTCAAGCCTTTTTCTCTCTAACTCACCCGGCACATCTGTTGTCCAAGGGTGATTAGCAACGATAGTCTCCATCGACTCTATACCAACACTATTCCTAGCGTTTTCTATAGCCTCGGTTTCGTTGATGAGGATGTCTCGGTTAAATACAAAATCAACGTTGTACTCGGAGTAGTCCTTGCCAGTCTTGTTTGCAATGTGCTGGTCTACGAACCAAAGTAATTGCTCGAGACTCGCCTGAAACTCTGTCTCTATGATGTTAGCATCCATATCAAGATCGCTATAGAGAAACCTCAGAGCAATGCCGGACGGGCTATTACCGAATGCGCTGGACTGTGTATCAACCCCTCGCCCGAACTCGTATATGTCCTTACGTAGGATCTCAATTTGCTTGCTAAACGCTTCAGTATCAATGTCAACACTCAAAGCTTCTAAGCCGCCAGGATCGCTCACCTTCGTCATTCTATACTGTGACAGATTGCGACGAGCCTCGCCCAAATCAGCACCATCGTAATTTTTGAGAATTAAGATGCTATTTGGTATGTCTTCAAGGTTATTAGAGTTGTCGGATACATGCTTGTCATAGTCGTCAACTAGAGACTTGAGTATTTCGACCAGTGGTATTTCTTCATCGTTGTACTTAAACGGGATGAAGGGAATCCGCTGCCAAGCCATCTGTTTTACTACATCTTCTTCATTCTCATTTACCAACAACTCATAATGTCCCCACCATTCCTCAGATGGTCCGAAGGTATTATTCTCAATCCACTTCGTCACACCTTTGGAATCCCAAAATTCGATAACATCGAACTCTTTTTTGGTCCGGGCCTCATACGCCTCGATCTTGTAAAATCGTATCATGCCATCCAGTTCGGTGTGATCCGCATCTTTCCAAAGCGGTATACACTCCCATGATGGAATGACCTTGAATTTAAGCTCACCTGTTTCAGAGTAGTAAACCTGCAACCAGGCGATACCACAATTAACAGCGTTTTTCCCCAAGTTCTTGAGTTGCCGCAGGAACGCCTTGCCGAAGTAGTTGTCTAACTCCGTTTTGTACTCATCCGGACCATCTGTTGTGACGCTTAATGGTTTAGATAGCAAATAGCCCGTCTTTTGGTCCACCAACTTACGGATAAACCCAAAGGCAAGCTTGTTGTTCGCTAGATTGGTCGCCTCGATCTTCGCTCCACCCTCACCGATGATATACCGTTTACGATCAAGCACATCGTTTTTGACACGGTAATACTTATCACCTGTGATCATCCAAGCCCTCTTGAGTGAACGCCTAAAGTCTCGCGCCTCTTGTTCGGCTATTTCCCTGTTCGTCATTGGAGCATTCTTGTCCAGGTTGTAAATAACTTCTTCTGTGGTTGTCATGCCGTCCTCCTTTCATTAGAATTCGAATGTCGGGCCTCTCATGTCTTCTTCAAAGGCGTATCTTGTTCCATCAATAGTATGATTGTCCTTATCATCCAAACGCGCTTTAGGGTTTCCGTCAGCGTCTGTCTGATAGTCGATATTCTCGAACTCTCTGGCGATGTTTGGTGTTCTCGCTGGATCTATGATGATCTCATCCAGGTCATCCAGCCATTTCTCTCCATACTCGACGCTGTTAGGACCTTTCTTAGCGCCTTTAAAGCGGCATTGATGTTGCTGCTTCATCTCATCAATAGATTTAGGCTCCGCGCTATCAGCAGTGGTTAAATGGCTGTCGTATCCTTTTTTCTTGAGCCGCTCCGCTAACTCGCGATTGGATATCTTAACGCCGTACACCTCGTCCAAAGCATAGATTCGACGCCGTGTCTTATCATAGTGCCAGCGAACAAACGCCACAGGGTCAACACCGTATCCCCAGTCGTTACCTTGTCGGATGTTGTCAAAAGATTTGACCTCTTCATCAGTAATCGTCCGAAAAGTAAGGTTGTCGAACGGCACCACGCCTGAACCAATAGCCTTGCCGAGATATTCCCACTCATAGCGCCGCTGGTTCTTCTCCTTCGCTGCCTCAGCCTCCTTTATGAAGGCTTGGGATATAAAGGGGTTATCCAGGTAAGTAGAGTGATGCACATATGTGTGATCAGGCTGGAACACCGACTCATACTTTTTGTTGACCCACGACTGCTTACGCTTCGGTGGGTTATAGCTGTAGAAGAACTTATAAAAAAGACCATCTCCCAATTCTCCCCGTAACAAGGAGTTGGTGATGGTTGTAACTTCGTCCTCGGTCTTGAATTCGGCTAATTCCTCAATCCATCCAATGGCGAATGGGAAGTTAGCGTCTTTCAATGATTTAAGCCTCTCCGGGTTCTGCGCCCCCCTGAAGGCCATGTAGTTACCGCGCGGCAGATATGTTATCCGCATAGGTGATTTATTGATCTTGAAGAACTGCGATACACCTTGCTCGGTTATGGCCCACTTCATCTGCTCGAATATTGAAAGCTCGATTGTGTTGTCGATGTACCGAATACCAATGGCATTGACTGGATACCGCATAAGCATCTGCACGATGATGTGCGCTATGTCGGATGATTTACCCGATCCACGACCGCCTTTTTCAACTATGTTCAGGATGTTTGGATCATTAGCAGCTCGCCACGTAGCGTGAAATGCCTTCGGAATGAACTCAGAAAGTTTACGTTTAGCCATCTTCATCACCTTGTATATCATCAACGAAGACTGGCGCCACTGATGCTGTGATGTCGTGTTTGTCTGTCCACATGGCGAATCTCTTGCCAAGTAGTTCTAAAGCTTTGATCTTGTCGGCGAATTTGACCTCTCGTTCGATGCTTTCAAAGTCTCCAGTCACCTCTTTCACCTTAACACTGGCTATTGCTGCCCTGTCGTCTTCCGAGGCATCACCTTTAATCGTCGCATCGTTCATATTCACCAATGTCGTCGGATCAAGGAACGCTATTCTAGCTAATTCTCGTATAATCCGTTCTTGGTTAACCCCTGTCCTTGCGCTGTGTTGCGCCATTCGTTCACTTATATACGCGGAAACCTTCGGATTGCTTAACAATGTACTCCCTTGTTGTTCAGCTGACTTCGGGCTATACCCAGCTCTAATTGCTGATTGCTTGGCATTGAGATCAATTAGGTACTCATCCGCAAATCTCTTCTGCTTTTCTGTAAGACTCATATCACCACCCTCTTTCTGAATTTATTCTTTTCCCCCTACCCTACTGCGTCGTCACCTCCGAGCAACGCTTGTTCGGATCTAGTATGCGGGGTTATATCTACAAAAACTCTACCTTTCCATCCCTCACCAGTTGTATCCGTGTATCCCATCTTTCGCACGGATGTAACGGTTTGGTGTTAGGGTGTATGTCCTTCTCAATCCGTTCTTTCATCAGTTTCCCGTGTTCCTGTAGCCTGTTGTACTCTGCTATCTCCTTTGGAGTGCCTTCAATAGTTCCGTCTTTGTGTAGTTTCATAAGATCGCCTCAGTTCGCCACATTGATCAAAATGTGAATGACAGTGAATACAATCGTCAGTAGGTTTATGCCATTCAATAAATAGAATTGTTTCCTGGTCACTCTACCACCTCGTATGTCGCCTCAAAGATATCTGGCTTACATGGGTAAAACTCGCCTTTTACACCTTTGATGATGTAGTCTCCCGGCGTTGCCCACATTACACCTTCCAAAGTGATGATTCCGACCTTCCCACCAACCGGTTGTGTCATGTTATCACCCACAAAGCTATACACATCGTCCACGGTGTTGAACTTGATAGCCTCTACCTCTACTGGTTTCTTTCGATATCTCGGCATCGTTTCCACCTCCTTAACCTCTTTCTTAGCCAATCAATAGGAGTTAGGACAATGGCTAGTGGCCAATAGATCAAAAAACCAATTGCCAGATACGTGAGCATAAATCCGTATACCCATGCTTTGTGATACCAAGGTAGTCTGTCTATGGATTCTTGACTTATCATAGGTCCTAGCACTGACTCCCTCCTTCGCTATAAAACAAAAAGAGCAGCGCATAAGCGCTACCCTCCTTTATGTGATGTGTCTGGCAACCATGGATACGACCTGCTTAATGTTGTGCGGATCGCGCCAATACACTGTACACCTAGTTCAAACTCTGGAAAAATATGATTCTCTTGTTAGATAAATAATGATATAATTCCAGTGGTGCCAAAAAGCGGTGGTTGTTCGCAATCGGACAGGAGCCCACCTTGACACCCTTCGAGATCATCTCTCTGGCATTCATGATTGCGAGTTTAACCCTCAACATCATCGAACTTTATAAGTAATAACATTACGAAACAAAGGTGCACTGCTTCTATAACTTGAGTTTTCACCGTCTTTTGACCTTGGGTACTTTAACAGTCAAGCATCTTTCCCCTTTTCACGAAGATGCTTAGCAGGCTAACACGCAGATTGGCTAAACGAATTTACCACTTTAGAGAATATGCCATGGCACAGTGTACTCTAGCAAAGTTCATAGAGCAATAAGAAAAAGACCGAGAGCCCCCACTCTCGGTCTTTCCTTTTCGGCTGGCCTAGGAACATACTTTCATAGGTCGTAAATACAATAAATGAGTGTTTGTGAATCTCTTATAGAGATTAAATCTTCATTTTTATTGTACTCGGATCTCATTTTATGTTCTTAACGCCTGCCTCTAATATAAAAACCTGAAAATCGTCACCTTTTCACTTACAGGGCTTCTTCACCATGTCCTCTAAGTGATCCCTTCTGGCTAATACATCGTATCAAATTATTATTATATTTTCCAGATATTTTCGCCGCACCTTTACGATGAAGGTCATCACGAGCGATTGTTATAGACTATAAATGAATTAAGTTTAATAGTCTTCACCTATAGGTGGCATTTGCACGGGTCTTTTCACCTGTTTCATCAGGATAAGAATAGGTTGTTGCACAATTCTTGCGATATCTTCCTTTGTGCGCTTTCTACGTATGATTGCACTGTGCTTCTGCTAATCCCAAGTAGGTTCGCGATGTACCCGAAAGAGAAGCATTCTCCGTGTGCCATCACATAGCACTCACGCTCTCTGTCGCTCAATCTGCGGAGCGCTTCCTCGATCCTGAACCTTTGCCCCTCTGATATGTTAGAAGGGCTACCAGCCGTGTTTCCTTGGACGTACGCTTGCATCCTGAGTGGGTCCATTAGCTTCTCGCGCTGGTATGCAGCTCGCCGCTCAATTCCACGCCGATTTCCTGGCATTTTGCCTGTACTCAACCACTCAATCACATATTCGCAATCACTTACCATGCCCGATATGACATCTTTGTCCGCCGCACTAGCGTTAGCATATGCATTCTTTGCGATGTTGCGTGACTTACGATAATTCATTGGCGTGGCATCTCCCAGATCAATGAGCCGCACTGGCTGTGTTACTTCTTCTGCGATCATAGATTTCACACCCCTTTGCATGTTTATTCGCTAATTTGGGTACTAGCCCCGTGATTTTTACCACTTTTCTGCATATTACCTACAAATATTCGAATAAATCCGCTTGTCCTTTACCCTCATACTCGCTTGCATCCTGTATCAAACCCTCGTCTAGCCACCGTTTCGGGGCCTCTGTGCGGTAGTGCGTCCACACTTCTTGTCCCTCTACCGATCTATTGGGGTTCAATCGCTCGGCTTTGGCTGTAAATACCCAATGTGTTGTGGCTTTTACTGTCTCACTCATCTGGATCACCGCCACAGAATGGGCATATTGAAGGTTGGTCGCTGTCCAATACTTCTTCCACATTGCATTTGTTACAGTAGTGTATTTTTAGCGGCATGACATCAACAGGGATCAATGTACAGCCCTCTGGCAGTGTATCGCCCGAGTCTTGAGTTTGTTGCAGTGTGCTAAAGGCTATATAGTGAGCCTTAGCCCCTGTGGTGTGGGCTGTGCTGCTCTTGGTTACATTGATGATCTGCTGCAGAGCTTTACGCATGCTCTCTATCTGATCGTCTTTGGTCATCTATATATCCTCCCCTGGCTTGAGGTGGTCTTGTACGCGAGATTTAGGCATACTCACAACTGCAAACGCTCCAAAATCAGATAAGCAGTCCTCGCCTTTGATTGCATCCTCTGGAATCCAGATCTCGCATTTGATGCGATGATATCCCTTGTGCTTACCTCGTTTGGCAGGCGCGTAAATTGAGGCCTGTCCCGAAAATGGGGCTACCACATACATGCGGTCATCACGATGGTTATCTTGCATAGATTTACTCAGATTTGCTGGCGATACGTTAAATAATACGTTTCTTATCTCGTCCATTGTTATATCCTCCTTACGGGTAGAACCCCGAAGCGATCTACCCACCATTTTGTTGATCTCAGCAATATGGTCAGTCCAACTTCACTCCACAGTAAGGGCAAAAGTTGATGACGTCATGATCTTCCCCATGTGATACCATCATTAGCCATCCGTCCTCTGTTGAGCTGTATCTGATTACTGTCCAGCTTGTTTCCGTGCCTTTGCATTCATGGATCTGATCATCGTTCATTCTCATTCATCCTCTCTGGCAACATGGTTTACAATCCAAGATTTCACTTTCTCTATTTCGCTGTTTTCAACGATGACTTTTTCGAGTGAGCTAGCAGCAAAAAAGTAAATCGTTTCGCGGACATATTCAGGAACTAAGCTTTCCATATCTTCTGGATCTTCCACAATTTCTGTCCATGGCGCCCAACTTAATGCTGTTTCTTTGCTGAACTCCATTGTTTTAACTTTGCTTATCTCTGGTTTTTCCAACTTTTGATGGCAGCATGAACAGTAGGACTTTTGTGTTTTGTACTCCACAGTAATCGTTGACATAAAGCTTCATCCTCTCTATTTGGGTAGGGTTATTCCCCTAATGCCTTCCGAAGTATAGCCTCCGCGCGATCTTCCTCGTCACCTGACTCAGCGTACTCTATATTTGTGAGCGCTGCGCCGATTGCAATACTCAGCTTATCCCGCTCGGCAGTTATCTTGGCTATGGTCTGTTGTGCCTCTAAAAGCTCGTTGTAGTACTCTGATGTACGAGCGCATTGCTCATCATGGATTTTGTGGAGCAGCCTTTTCGACTCTTTGACATATGCCAGTTTTTGTTGTGCCTCTTCTAGCTCCTTGAGTAGATAAGGTATGGAGTCGTTAATATTCTTTTGGCTGGAAACGACCTTTTTCAATTCTTCTGTTGTGAATTCCCGTTTTCCAGCTTCATTTTCGAACGTGTTCACGCAATTGTAGCTTGCCCGTATCTCTTCTATACGTTCACTCACCGCTGCCACCCCTTTCCAATGACTCCCGAACCCGAATCCCTATATCGTGGGGAAGGATGTGACCGAACATCCGAATGATAGACGCTAGCACTTCCTCTGCCTCATATCTGCCACGCCGCGCTTGACGCACATCGGATATGAGTTTTAACACGTCAGAGCGGACGATAGGTCCGTTATACGTTGGCTCTACTGTATATCCCTCTGCATCAACCGGGACTGTCTTGTAATCCTTGCACAGCCGCTCCAGTTGCTCGTTCGTGAAATATGGCTTTCTGTTAAATGTCGGTTCACTCATGCCCCTGTACCTCCTACCAAAAGGTGTTTATCTTCATGTATGTTGCCTATGACCTCATAACTCACTACTGATGGGTCACTCTCGCTCTTGAGCCATGCCAGGGCGTTCATGCCGCAATCAATCCAAGGTTCGAGGTCATAGGCTGGATAATCGCGGTCTAACCCGTATTCCACGCGCCCGATATAGGGTTCCCAGTCCGTATATGTGATCTTGAGTATATCCCCCTCATAGATTTCCTTGCCGTTTCGATCCTTGAGGCCTGTGTATTGACCTACTGTTTCTGGATCAACTTCGTTCGTGAACGGGGCTTCTGTATTCACAAAACTCCCATCGCTGTCGATACATGCTCCAAATCGGTTGTCTACTATGAACTTTCTACCTCCGCCCTGTTCACCTAACAATTGGATCAAGTCTCCGTATGTCCATTTGCCGTTATCCAGTCTCTTACCTCTGAACTTAATCTCTCTCATGACTCACTACCTCCTTGGGATAAGGTCATATATGCTGCCTCAGCTCGCTGGCGGCTGCTTGCCATCAAGAACACCCCTACTCCGTTATAGGAGAATAGGTCGTTTTGACTGTAGCTTAGTGGGTCGCTGTCGTTTTCCCACTCCAGTAGTCTTGCAAGGTTAGTGCCGTACAGTATTGCATCCAGCTTTATTGCTGCTGCTTGAGCCTGTTCAGAGTCAATGGGGTCGTGGCAATACTCCGGTAAGCTAACAAACCAACTTTCATCAGGACGTTGGCAAAATACAGTCCCGAAGGTGTCCTCGTTGAAATTTGTACAACCCATCAACTCAGCCAGCTCACGGTTAAGCTGCTGGTCTGTCATATCCTGTACTTGTGTCATGAGTGTTCTTCCTCCCCTAAATTGACCCAGATAACCGCACCCTGTGGATGAGTGTATGGTACTGGCTCAGGATATTTGACCGGATTCTCTAGCACCCACGCCCAAGGTTGTTTGTACCGCTGAAGCAAGCCGTGGTGCATAATCCAATGCTTCGTATGATTGTTTCCAAACAGTTCCAAAGTACAGGGGAAGCAGTCCACCAGTTCTACCTCTCCCCATATTTTCCCGCTGCCGCTTACGATAACGGCAATCTTTCCACGCTTATGCGTTTGGCTTCCTCTAATCTCCCAAGTCTTCTTGCCTGAAAGGATTAAATCAGCCCAATATGGTTTGATCACCAGTCCTTGCACTTTGTATCCCCCTCCCCTATAAGACTTCGATTCTCAGCTTTTTACGACGCTCACCAAGCAATTTAGAACGCGCCTCCTTGCGATCTACCGGATAAACCGGACGAGCCAAGAATGATAGGTATAAGTCCGTTCCTTTGAGCGATATTTCTTCGTACTCTACAATCTTGTAGCACTCACCGCGCACGTAATGGGTAGTGCCTAATTTGATCTTTTTCACCAAATCCCACTTGTTGTGTGGTATTGTCGCATGCAATCCCACTGTTAATGCATCTTTGTAAACCTTTTTCCCGCTTATAGCATCCAAGTCATTAAGACGTTGGCATGTATAATGGACCACAATACGATCGTGTTGAAGTTCAAAGTTCTCGATTCCCAATACCAAAAACGGTTCGCCCTCCACCTCCATCGTATCTCCCACTTTTGGAGGCTGTCGGAACAACTTGTATCTGCCAGTGATGGTTACGATTAATCTGTCCGTGTATATCCCTCCCTGTTAAGGCCCTAGAAGACCCTCTTAATCTACGTAATTCCATTCCTCGTCCATCTGGATCACCTGATTTTCTTGACCGTCAATGATGACTTCCGCCTTTTGCAGACAAACCAAATCTTCGTTTTCGTAGCTGTAAAAGTCCCCGCGGAGTACGGTTTGCATTGATACCGGATTGAATTGCATTTCTCTACAAATTACAAACTGGTACGATCCCTGAACTTGATATAAAAACGGTTCTTGCAATTTGAAAAAACCATTCATTTCCCGTCACTTCTTTCTGCTCCAATTTTGTCTAATTCAAACGGCACATACCCCGTCGATGGCATCCAAGACCATTTGTTGTACAGGTCATTCCAAACCAAAAATTGAGTCAACCCGTTCTCCAATTGCTGCACAGCATAAATGGTCCGGATTTCGTTATGATTGAAGGCTAATCTTACTTTGAACAAGGTTGTTCACTCCTCATGTGTAGGTTGGGGGTTAAGAGGCCCGTAGGCCCCTATCAAACTGTTGGGATATAGGGTAAGAGGCTGAACCTCAATCCTGAGTAGTTATCGTTGCTGCCATCACAAACGGCTTGCCGCTTGGTCCGTGTCTCATCAGATCATTTATCGCACATAAGTGGTCGTATGCCTCGGGAAGCATCTCATCCCTGGCTGGCACTACTGTTGTGGTGCAATACATTGGCCCATCTCCATACTTATCACTCTCTTGCAGGTAGAATTGAGCAACCATCGGCAATTTCTCATCCTTGCATACCTGGATGATCTCTTGCATCAGAGGTGCGATTCGTTCGTCATACACTGACTCTTTATCGTATGGCATGCTTATATCTCTCCCTTATGGTGTAGTAACAGCTAAATAAGCTTTAGCTTGCAAGCCCAGGAACTCTGTGTACGCTGGTGGTATAGCCTCAGCCAACTCTGGGCGAGACATCCAGTCTATCCCCCCCATAGCAAAGCCCCAGTACAAGCGGATCTGCTTTGCATTAAGCCCTCTCACACCTCCACTGCCGCATATAGAGATGCTACCGTCCTCACCCAGCCCATTGCCTGCCGCTGGGGTTTTCATCTTCACACGTTCAGTGGCTGGCTCAACGAGCGGCATGTTACTCTCGAACCAACGCTCTCGTTGTGTGTACAGATTTTTAAACTGCGACCCAAATAGTTTGATAGGGTCGATCAACGGAGATCCAGCAACGTTCTCGATGATGTACGGCTTTCCAGACTCTATGAGTAGCCTTCTTGTTTCGGGGATCAGATCTGCGTGATCCCCATACTTACCGCCGTTACGCGCCACCGACAGGCTACGCGCCTTGCTATGTGCCTGACAAGGAGGCGAGGCCGCTATTAAATCAAATTGAGCGATAACCTCCTTGTCTCTCAATACCTCCAGTGCGTCAGCTTGGATAAACTCATATGGATAGTTAGGTTGCGGGTTGATGTCTACGCCTGTAACCTCGAAACCAGCCTTGGCGTACCCTGCTGAACAACCCCCAGCCTTGCAAAACAAATCTAGTAATTTAGGTTTCATAGTTTTCTCTCCCTTGGTTTGGTGTAGTAGGGGATGTGTTATATCCCCAAAAACCCTTTACGGCTGCCGCTGCGCTAGGCTATTCGGTCGCTTCGATGGCCTCCGGCCTAAATATCACTACCGCGTTCGGGAATGGTGCATTATACTTCGCCCCCCC